ACTCTTGACGGAGTTCTTGTTCAGATATTTTTCTAGCTTCTTCAGCTTTTATATTCTGATCATTAAGACCTTGATTAATAACTTCGTTATAATATTTCATAATACCATCTGCTTGATTAGGAAGTAATCCTAACTTAACAGCTTCCTCAGAAAAACTTTTTAAAGTATCTTCTGGCACTTGATGATCTTCTGGTAAAGAATATTTATAAGCATCAGCAGTTTCTGGACTACCTAATTTTTTATAAACCTCTTTCCAATCTTCATCAGTTGCGTGCTTGTTTGGTACTGCAATCTTATCTAAGCCTACTAATTTTTGTGAGTGTAGATATGATTTAACGAAGTCATCCATCTTATTAAAATTTTGTAATGACTTTTCTTCTCTATATTCTTCTGGAATAAGAGATTGAAAATCAACAGTCGGTGCTTCTGGTGTAGTGAGCGCTGCTGTTGTTTCTGTTGGTTGTTCTGTTGTAAGCGTAGTAGTTGTCTGCGTTACATCAGGTTGAGCAGTTTGCTCAGTTGTCTGATCCATAGATTACTCCTTATGATTGATCATGCTTTTTATAAATAACAGAACTGTTCTCTGTCCTTCAAAAAAAGCGGTTTCGTTAGGCTCTTTACTGTTATACGTTGACGTATTGTAAAAACACCTTTTCTCCAAATCATCCATGACCATCTTGCCATCGTCTGATTTAAAAACTGTTTTGTAGTTTTGTATTAATTCTTTTATTTTGGTTTTACTGTTGTTGTTCTCGTTCTGCATTAGATACCGCTTGTACTGCTGGTGCTACATTTCTGGCCATTTCACTTTCAGCCATCTGTTGTTGCATCATCGCTTGTTGATTTTGTGCTTCGGCTTTTTCTTCTGCTATTTGCTGGACCTCTTCTTCAGACCTAATCATTGTTGCTGGTAGTCCAAGAATTTTAATTAAGTTTTTAATTAATCCTGGAGGATCTATATAATCTAAAGCTACTGGTGCTAATTGAGATATATTACCAAATAACTCTAAACCTTTAACTATTGAGTTTAATTCTTCGCCTTTTTGAGCAAGAGCCATTGGAGATACATATTCAACATCCACTTCTTGATTTAATAAAATCTCAGGTGCTTCTGGAAACATTTTGTTTCTCATCATAATATTAAATATTCTTATGATCATTGGCTGTAATAATTCTGATTGTAATCTACCTAATACTGGACCAAGTATTCTCATCTTCTCTTGATTACGTTGGACAACTTCTGTTGCTGTCATATTACGATTTTCAGTAATAAGTAATTGATCAACATGGAAAGTTGAAGAGATAGCTTGTCGTCTCTGATCTTCCATATTTAATCCTAAAGGATTGTTTGCACCAATATTTAATGTTTCAATTCTATCTCTAGTACCACTTCTATAATAATTAATTGATCCTGGAGACATTCTAATAGGCATCAACATACTATCATCAGGTACTAATAAAGGTGGATCAACTTGCTTTTGTGCAGCTTTCATTCCAACTTCAACCATTTTATTTAAAACTTTAACATCAGGTAAAGCATTCATTCCAGGACTTCTTCCATAAATTTCATTAGAAGCTTTTAAGTATCTTGGAACTACATAAGGAAATTCTTTAAAACCACCTTCTGAAATAATGTGTCCACTATCATATTCAAAATAACATGATGTGTATGGCATATTTTGTTTATCTTCTTTTCTAGGATTATAAATATCTCTAGGTTTAACAACATGACATAATTCAATATCTTGGAACGGAGACTTCTTAAATGTGTTTAAAGTTTTAGAGCTTATATTTTCAATACCAAATTTTTCTACAGTTGCTTTAGCAGTCATCTTAAATCTTCTATAAATACAATCGACCATGCCTTTAGCATTTTCTGAAATATATAATTCTTTAATATGTCTTGATGAAAACCGTATGATGTCGTCTTTATCTTCTTCTATTTGTAAGCAAGAAGTTCCAAATGCAATAAGATCAAAATACGTTTCGAACACCTCTTGCTGAAAATTAGATCTTGATATTGCTAGATACATTTTATCTGTAACATCTTCTAACCATTCTCTAGCTTCATCGTTTTGATTAACTAAAGTTTCTTTGTATCTTAAACCAAACCATCTATTAACAGATGATGTAAGCATACCATGCAATGAACTAGCTAGTAATTCTAAAGCATGAATAGCAGTACCATCAAATATAAGTGTATGTCTTTTATCTCCTCTAGGTCTTTCTAAAGTAATATCAGCTTTTCTGGGTAGCATATAATCAGCTACTTCTTGCCAATGGCTTTCCCAGTTAGATCTTTTTTCCATCAATCTTGATAGATTATTTTTAAGCTCTGCTGCTTTTTTTCTTTTATCTTGATCTTGCATTATTTATTTTTCTTCCTTTTTAAAACTTTTTGTACTTTGTTAATTTTCTTAAAAAGAATAATTTGTCCTTGTTGGATTTGTAAAATTTCAGTTCTCATATTAGTTGTTTCATTTAAGTTCCAACCAATTAAAGCTATTGCAGCCGCTAATGCTAAACCAACAATTTTATCTTTTAAATCCACTACCTTTTCTTTTTTCTTTTAGCTTTATTCTTTTTGCTATTTGGAAAATCAGCTTTCATATTCTTGTAAGATTTAGCTGATATAGTTGATTTCTTTTTAGATCTGGAAGTACCAGCCTTTTTTCTTTTATTAATATTTCTGTATAAGCTCATAATTTAACCTAGTAGTTTTTTCTTAGCTAAGGTGTAGTCGTCATCTAAACCAGTAGCTGAAGTTTTGATTGTTGATTTTCTTGCTTTTCTTTTGTTTGCTAAAAGAGTGTCTGTAGAATTTTTCTTAGCGTCTTTTGTAGTCATTGTATTGGTAGCTGTTTTTTGTATTTCTCCTGGACCAGTAGTCGTTGCAGTACCAGTAGCACCTTTTGCTAATTCAATTCCTTCATTTCGGTTTCCACGACCTCCACCACCAGTATTAATGGTTCTGCCCATCGCATCTAAGTTTCCTTGACTACGACCTTTTATATATTTCTCATAATCTTCAAAAGTATCTTTGTAACCTGGCTTGCCTACAACTTTGTCTCTGTAATAATCTCTATTAACTTCAAAAGATTTTTGTCTTATATCTCTAGTAGCATTTAAACCAATACCAAGCGCTCCAGGCATTTCACTTTTAGGTATTTGGTAGTTAGTAAGTTCATCTCTACTTTCGTTATCTCTATCTCTTTGAACTTTGTCTTTTGCTTTTTGTGAAACTTTTGTATATTTAGATGTTTCTCTTTGTCGTTCTCTATTGTTATCTTTTTCTTGTTCGGTTTTACTTCTAGTTCCAAAAAATCCCACTTACGCCTCTAATAAAGTTTTCTGGTTTAAATCTTCTTCATCAATTTCATTAAGACCAGATTGTGTTGTAAGAATTGTAGATTGTCTGCCTCTTCTATTTTTAGAAGCTTCTTTTAGTAATCTAGCTTCATCCAGTTTCCTTTGCTCATCATCATAGTTAGGAACTTCTGCTGGCTCAGGCATTTTAATTTCTGGCATCTTCGGAGGTTTAGGAAAAAATATCTTTTTAATAAATGACATTATTATCTCTTTTTATTGATTACAAAATTATGTTCTCTGACTACAGTCTCTTTTCCACCAGGACCAACATTTGTAATTCTATATCCAATATTTTTTTCATTAGCTGGACTTAATTTAATAATAATTGGTTTTTTTTTATTTTTTGTATAATCCATAATTACCTCTTCTTTTTTTTCATTTTAGACTTAGACTTCATAATCTTTTTCTTTAAAGCTGAAGGCAAAGTTTTTTGTTTTGATGTTAATTTCTTTTTTCCGTACATTTTTATCTCCTTATATGATTTGATAATTACTATCGGCTACTCGTTGTAAGTTTTTGTTAGTTGATTTATTTTCTTCAATACCAGTTGCAAGACAGCGTAAAGCATCCATCATATGGCTCGACCAATCGTGAACGGGTTTTGGTTTAAAAATTCTTTCCTTATCATTAAATTTTCTATGATAATGTCTTAGAGAAATAAGTAGATCCGAACAGTTATCACTATCTATTCTGCATCTAGGCAACAACATTTTAACAGCATGAATGCCATCTTCTAATGGTAGTCTTGGCGCTAATCTAAATCTAACTCCGAGTGCGGCTGCTACTTCTCTTCTTGTTTTGCCATTACTGAACTCAGTCTGGTCCAAATCAAATGGTCCATAGTGAGTGTCAT